CGCTCCTGTAGCTGCTCCTATGAGGCCAGCACCCACCACGGTATTAGCCCCAGGGATGGCCATTGCCGGCAGCGTGGCCGCAACATTGCCTGAAATATTCCCGACCTTACCCGCCGTAGAGGCCATGAGCGGCGCATCCCGCTGGCGTGATTGCGCGACTTGCTGACGCAATTCATCGACTCGGGAGAGGGGCGCGCCCGTGACGAGATCATCCAAGCTCGGCGAACGCGGCGCAATGGCATCCGCAATTCCCGCCCCCCACTGTGAGACACCGCGCCCCAGATCGACAAAGGCCTTGCCTGCACCTGCGAGAAAATTCTGCCCGCCTTGACCGATGGGAATATGTGTGTCCAGCGGACCTAACTGCAGGGTATTACCGCCATAGTCGGTCGCGGGGTTCGGTGCCGGCTCTGCCTGGGGTGCCGTACCTTGCGAGCGAATGTAATCCGCCAACTGCTTGGCACCCACGGTATCGCCGGCTGCATCGGCCTTTTGCAGTGCGGTGTAGACCTCGGTGAGATCGGCCATCTACTTGTACTTGTCGAGGAGTGCCTGAATCGGTGCTGGATGCGCGCCAGCAGGCGCCTGTGACGGCAATCCCGTGCTCTTGGCAAAGTCCATGAGTGTCGCGTTCGGGTTCTTCGACTGCTGCAGCTTCGTAATGTCGTGCTGTGTGAAGGGAATGGCGGATTGCACCTCAGATACGATCTTGTTGATCAGCTCCCGCTGAGCCGGCGCCAACTTCGGATTCGACAAGTTCGGTTCGATGCCCTTTTCGATGATCTGCCTGGTTTCGGCGAGCTTTCGAAGCTTGGTGAGCTGCGAATCCCCCTCGTTCAGGGTAATGCTGTCCATCGAGTGCGTGATCGAACCGTTCGGTGCCAGACCGGCGGTCTCAATAGTCGAGAGCGACCGTGAAACCCCCGCGATCATGGTCTTGTAGTCCTGCGCTTCCTGGCTTGTGATCTTCTGCCCTAACACGCTCTTGACCGAGCCCATGAGGGTAGTCGCCGGTTGCGCGCCGCCAAACCAGCCCGTGCTCGTGGTGACGGGCAGCTCGGCGATATTCTTGAGCGCTTGAACCGCCTCATTAGCCGATGCCGCTACGCGGTTGAACATCACGCTCGAGCGTGAGTCCATCCCTGCTGAAACCGCATTCGGATCATGCGGGCCGCCCGCAATGGGTCGTAGTGCACCGGGCGTATTCGGATCGCGCTCATAGCCTGCGGGAACTCCAGTCCGGGCCGCTTCCAGATCCTGACCGCGCATGGTGATATTCTGTCCGCGGGCCTGTTGGGCACGCTCCGCCGCCGCACGGGCGTTCTCAGCGGCGATCGTGTTCTGGTTGCGCGCGAGCTCGCCCCCCGGACCTTCCTGCTTGTAATGCGCCTGGATCATGGCCTGATGGGCCTGGAACTGTTTCTCAGGGTCCACCAATCCGGCTAGGGCCTGTTGTGCTACATCGCCGGCCTGCTGCTTCACTTGCTCGGGGGTAAGTCGTGCGAAAGCTCCCGGTCCATGCGCCTGATCGTATTGAGCCGCAAACCCTGGCGCTACGCTATGCACGGTTCCGATCGGATCATCCGAATTCGCGACCTGATTGGCGGCGGTGAAGAGTTGCCGGTATCGGCTTGTCAAATCAGCCGCACGGGCCTGATTGAGATCCCCGGAGGCTTTCACTCCGGCCATGCCATATTTGCCGGCCAGATCCGACAATCCGACATTCGGATTGGCCTGAATCGCCTGATCAATGCCCTGTTGATCTGCCTGCGTTCGCTGCGCTTCCTGCAGCTGTAGATCGCCCATCTGCTGTCGCTGTTGCTGCCCTTTAATCTGGCCGGCTTGCTGCAGGATATCCCCGAGATTGATAGGGCTATAGACGGCCATGTCAAGGACCTCCATAGGGCGCTTGATTGACCGACGTCGCCGGATTCAGATAGCGATACAGAAGATAGTTACTCCCCAATGTATTGGCTGTATTACCGATGGTCTGCCCGATATCTCCATAGGCCGATGCCCGCGCATTGCCGGCGGACATCAGGGCATTGCTGTTCGCGTTTGCCATGTTGGTTCCAGCCGCTTGAGTGGCATTCGTGGCTGCTTGCCCCGCTCCGGCCACTCCCGATAATCGGCTCACATAGTCACCGAAATTCTGGTTGGCCAAGCCATTGGCATAGGTCTCTCCTGCCTTTACCGCAGCGCCAGAAAGCAATCCACCCCGAGCAGCCGCAGACCGATTGATTGCATCCTGACCCTGTCCCAGATTGAACTGGAAGTCAGGCGATGTTGAGAAGCTCGAAAAGTCGGCTTTGCCAGAACCCTTCACGACATTGCCATTGGCGTCGACGGTATCGAGCCCATACAGCTTGGCGATCTGATCCAACGCGCTTGCGCCGGTCGTTCTCCAGGGAGCCTGATCAGCGCGCGTTTGGGCATATTGCGCGCCTTGTTGTGATATCGAGGCATTGGAGGCACTCTTGATGGCGCCGGCCTGTTTGTTAGAAGCATAGATGGACGCACCGACCCCAACTGCGGCCACGCTCACCGCTGCAATGACTGCACTCATGAAAGCCTCTGTTGATTCAGAGCCGCGCCCAACTCTTTCACGGATTCGGCGGACTCAAAGATATCGGCTTCGAGGGTCGCGATATCCCGCTCGCCTGTGGGATTCGGATGAATAGTACGTGCAATGACGTCATCCACCGCATAAACCACCATCTGGTAGCCGGGCAATGTCACAATCTCAGACGGCGCTTGGAAAGCATCCCTACTCCCGTCACGTTGGACGAGAACGACCGAACCTTCCAGTAACTGGCAGACGTGGCCATGCCTGTGAACGCGGCCCGTCAGCAGCGTCCCGACTGGAATGCGAATCTCGCGGATGTACAGATTGCCCTCAAAAAGATGTTTCAGAGGGCACTGCGTTTGCTCCAGCGTGAGAAACTGATCCGTTAGTGCCGCCACCTTTTCCGTCCAAGTCAAACCCGGCAGCTGGTCCCACTGGGGGATAGGGACGTCGTTTGGCATCGGCCATCATCCTTTGGTAGCACAGCATCTGAGCGACACCGGCATTCAATTTCTTGAGTTCGTCGAGAATCGCTTGCGCTGTAACTTCGTTCATATGACCTGATACTGAAAGACGAACATCATGACCCGATTGCTGGTATCCACTGCGATGAACTGCAGGCTCGCGCGATCATTCGTGAGATCACTCAGTATCGCCGCTCCCTGACCAGCCACGGTGTTGCAAAAGGCGATGCCCGAGCACTGCTTGTTGTCCGTGAAGTTCGACGCGATGGGGAGCGAGATACCCAATTCCACCGCGCCTGCGGCCGTGGGGTCCAGATCCACCCGGCCTGACACCGTCACCACGCTTCCAATTCTCGTGTAGGCGCAGAGATTGGCTCCCGAAGTATCCAGATTGGTCACGTTCGTGAGCGTCGGCGTGTACGTGCCCGTTGCGAATGCGGCGGCAAGGGCTGCAGTAATGGCCGTGGTCACTTCGGAATCGCGCGCGATAGTTGACGGAATATCCGTGTCCGCCAGCGCTCCAAACCCCAATGCCCCGGCACGGCGTACGAAGAACGTATCATCCGTCGTCGCGCCGATGTCCGCGGGCGTTCCTGGCGTATTAGTAACACGCCCAATGACGCTAGTGGGAATACTGTCGCGCAACTTTGGGTTAGTGACAACCTTGTCCGCCAACTTCGTGATGGTGACGGAGTTGTCATCGGGCACCACTGCGGTTGACCTCGTCCATCGATCCCAGTCTGCTTGGTTGACCGGCGGAAACCCAGGCGGCTTAAGTGGCATTTTTCAGGATCGCCTGTATCAATGTGCGCCGGACGGGATCTGATACCTTGTACCGATACACACGATCTCGAGACTGCCCCAGCCGGTTAAACAAAGCAGCACGGCGAAAGTCTCCGGCCTTACCCAACTGACGCCAGATCTCATTCGACCATGTACGTCCACCGTCATCCGACCAATCCAGCATGACTCGGGGATCTTCGCCCTGCCCCGTAGTTCCCACGCCCTGTTCGAAGACGAGCTCGAGGGATGCATGCGGGATGAGCAGGTTGTCCTGTGCAATCGCGGGGGCGGCAACCTGAGACACCAGGGTATCGCCCCACTCAGTGAACGTGCCGGCATCCAGAATCCCGAGTTTGTTCGAGGTGCGATCCCCCACGTAGGTTGTGTTGTTCCCACGGAGCACAAAGGCCGCGCGCCAGTTCGAATATCCGTAGGACTGCCGCTCATGCCAAAGCTGGGTTGACACATCGTAAACCCACGTAGCCTCGTTGTAGGTCAGCCCATACATGGAGTGGCCATTCTCGATCCAGGTATTCCCCACGCACTCCTGGGCGGCGTACTTCGCAATGGCCTGCTCCATGGCGGTCTGCGAGATCCGCACCGGGGTATAGCCGTTCACCCGTCTGACCGTACCGTCGGTAGCGGGAAAGAAGATGGAATTGTCGATCTTCGCCGGTCCATACTTGGACGTAGTCCCGATCTCCATGAAGCCCGAGGACGTGCGGCTCAACGGGAAGGCGGGATCACCTGAGTTGTACCAAACTTCCGTTGTCTGACGGCCAAAGAGAAACAGTTCCCGGTGATCAACAATGCCGACCACCACGTCATCGGGTGCGGCTTCGGCGGAAGCAAAATCCAGCGCATCCCACCCGGAAGGATCAAAGGCCGTGTGATTGACGTATACCCGCCCATCCCCTGGGCCTCCGACCATATAACCGTCGAGGAACGCGACCCACTCATATCCGGGAAAGTCAGGATCCGTGATTTGTGCGGTGACTGCCCCATCCCACAGATAGGAAGGGCCGTTCACCGTCACCATGACGTGCGAGCCGTCTCCATCGATGAATACCGGCCCCGCGCCTGGGATTGAGCCCAATGCAGTGACCAGGCCTCCAGCCGTCACGCTGTAGAGTTGAGTTCCCGAGACGACGTAGCCGAGATTGTTGACGATCTCTGCCCCTCTCATGGGGCCAGTGCCGAAGCTCAGGAAGTCCTTAATCCCGAAACAGGCGACCACTGCCGCAGCCGTTTTAGCGGCGGGCGGTGCCGGCTCGAGGTAGGAATTCACCATCCGTTGACATGAGAGGGGTAAGGATGCGTGCTGGTAATTCTGAGTTCCAAAGGGGACGGCCGGCATCAGAAATACTCAGCCCTGACTGGCCGTGAGACGACCGTGGGCGAGAGAATCTTCCGCAGCTGCCGCTCTGCCATGGAGGTAGTGGGCAACCCCAAGATGCCTTCGGTGGCGATCTTGGAGCGCTTGGGCTCGCCTAACATGAAGTCATCGACCAGTAACGCCGCCACCATGGCGATAATGGAATCCACCATCACGTCATCTATGCCGTCGGCAAAGTCAATGACCGCGATGTCCAAGTCCTGGAGTTGCTTTTGAATCGCGTCGCACTTCTCCCCGATCAACACCGCGTCTTCCGCCGAGAGTGAGTTGCCCACGGGCAGCACCCCCAGCTTCCGGGCTACCCGCTCCTTGAATTGATAAAGGTTGACACTCACGGAACCTCCCGGAATTGATCAGTCCCTTGGCAACCAGCGGTGGAACATCCTTGCTCCACCCTTTTGTGGCCGCGATGGCGCCGTAGCCCGGGAAAACCCCGGACCACGGCTCATCGCCTATGAGCTCAACCTTCACTGATTGGTGCACATCACGGTCAGGTTGAACAATCCCGCCGCCGGAGTTGTGGCAACCGTGGTGATGTTGATCTGCACCTTGGTGCGGACTGCCGTGACGACGGGTGCCGGAGAGATTCCCCAGAACGCCGAACCCGCGCCCGAACCGGTGGTGACACCGGTAATCGCATCCACCGTTGAGGCGCCCACGAGTTGGATTTTGTAAACCAACGCAGAGGCCGCAAGCGATGCGGTACTGACAATGAACCCGATAACAGTGACGTTCTCGGGGATGTACCCCAGTTCCACGATATCGCCCACATCATCGAGTGAGGTCGTTGCGATCGTGGCGCTGAAGGTATAAGAGACGCTGCCAGCCTCATAAGGCTTCGGCACCAAATGCGCGGCGCTGTTCGCCACCGCTACTGTTGCTGCTGTCACTTTGAAATTACTCCGTAGTGGTGGTTATTAACCGTCAGCGACTGCTGAGGCGAAGATAGTCAGAATGCCGTTGTCCTTCGGCGTGGTGGTGTCCGTCGCTCCGGTTCCGAACTGGATCTTGCCGACGTCGTAGATCTGCTGGATTGCTACACCGCGCTTGGTCTGGTAGTCCATCTCCTGTGTGCGTGTATTCCAGCGCTGAGCCAGCGCATATCCCAGTGCCTGCGCACCGCACAGGTAACATTCGCCGACATCAATCGATGAAGCGCCCTGAGCGAGCCAGGTGTTCTGCGCCAGCTCCGGGATCTCGCGTACGATCACGCCGTCCCACACGATGTCGCCATCGGTAAAGAGCGGGTTGTCGGTACCCCGATCCAAGGCGTACTGCCGCGACTGAATGATATTCGTGTCGAGCTTGAGATCGCGGAAACAGGTTGATGGGGCGAACATGACGTACCATTCCTCATCCCCGTTGACCTTGATGGGACGGATCTTGGGAGTGGCTGCCTTCGCCAGACGTTTGGCGAGTGAGACCATGGAGGAAGACAGCTTGTCGTTCGTGCTGTCCACGGTCGCCAAAGCGGTGGCAAACACGTTCGAAACACCATTGGCGACCAGAATTCCATAGAGCGCGCGGTCACGGTTGTTGGTCGTCCAGGTATTCAGCGCGGTTGCGTTGGCCACCTGAAACGTAGACGTGCTGCCGGTGCCGTTCGGACCTTGGCCGGCGCCTGCGAGAACCGCATCTTTCTGACCCAATGCACTGATGAAGCGGTCGCGGGTCTGCTCCATCGACCAGCTCTGCAGCACCGCCTTGGCGGCCTCGCGCAAGCTGATTGCAGTAACCTGCTCCTCAAACTCCGGTACCACGACACCATGGCGATAGAGATTGACGGCGAGGGGCCAGGAGCGCTGGCTCAGGTCCTCCTCGAAGCCCTGCAAGGTCTGATTATTCTTCTTGCCCGCGCCCTGAAGACGATTCACGAGCTCGAAATAGATGGTGTCGCCTGCGGACTTGGAGAGTTTCTCCTTGACCTGGACGATGGAATTCTCGTCCGTGCCCATGTAGCGGGCGAGCCGGTTGCCACGGATGTACTCCGTGAAATAGTTATCGTCCCACTGTTTGACCCGCAATGCGGTAGGGACGGTTGTATCAGCCATGGTGGCTATCTCCGATCATTGATTCGTAATAGGGATTTCAGCGGGGGCGGACCCGCATAGACGGGTTCCGTCACCACAGGGGAGCTGTCGGAATTGAGGGAGGCCGGAACAGCGGGAGGCTTTACGCCTCCCTTGGCCGCGAACTCCGCTTCAACTTCAGCTCGAATGGATGCTTTGAGCTTTTCTCGGTAGGCGACCGGATCGCCGTTCACCGAACCTAACTCGCGATGCAGTAGGCCTTGCTTATAGGCGTACTCTGCCGGGTTGCGCTCCTGACGCAAGCGTACGAACAGTGACGGGTCCGCTTCGGCAGCCTCGAGAAAGGCCGCTTGCATCTCGTCGTAGTCCTTGTGTCGCTGGCGTGCGATCTCAGCCGTGAGGTTGCAGCGCTCGACAAAGAGTGTTTCCTGCAGCTGTTCCCGTTCGCTTTTGAGGGCGCCGGGAAGATCAGTCCAGGGGTCAATCGGCTCTTTCTTGGGCTGCTCCAACTCACGCAGTCGCGCTTCTGCGGCCTGACGCTTCTCGCGCTCGGCCTGCATGGCCCTTTTGTAGGCTTGTTCCTTCTCGGACTCTTGGACTGGAGCAACAACCAGCGGTGCTACGACCGGAGGAGTTACCTCGGGAGGCGTGATAACCGGAGTGGCCTCGACCTTGGGTTCGGCTTTCGCCTCCACCTTCGGTTCTGCCTTCGGCTCCTCGGTCGGCGTCACCGAGACAAAACGCCCGTTTTCATCACGCGCACGATTACCAATCAACGAGTCCAGAGACGGACTTTCGTCAGCCATACATCCACCTATCGTTTGGATTTACGAAACGCCCGAACAGCGGCGACCTGTTATCCCGTTGACGCAGGGATGTGCGATTCGACCGTGTGGCCCCGTCGTCGGGCTTATGCGGCTCCCTGCCGCTGCTATGCGCCTATCGACCGGCGCGGGTCAGTAGCCTGCGCATGAAAAGCTGATCACATCTGTTGCGCCGGCGCCTGCGGGAATGGTGATGGTCGCCGTAGTGGTAGTGCTGGAGGATTCGCCGCCGATCAACACTGTTGGCGCCGTCTTGTCATGCGCTTGACAGGTCCAGCCCGTATTTGACGTCAGCCCGGTCGCTCCATTCATGGTAATGGCAACCGAAGTACACGGCCCCGCTGCAAGCGCGAACGTTCCCGCCGTCGCGCCGCCTGTAGTTGTGCCCACTGTGCAGCCAGTCCCTGCCGCCGTGAACTTCGTGCCCGTAGATATCAGGCCCGTATCCTTAATCGAGCCCGCCGAAGATGAGTTGATTATAACTGCATCACTGCCACCGCCGATGGTGACTGCCCCAGTCGTGGTGCCGGTGCCGATATTAGTTACATTGGCCCCATTGCTTACGTTGGCCGTTACGGTGCCATTAGCGGCCAGATTTCCGGAAGCATTCAGCTGTCCGTTGATCTGAACTATTCCGCCGCCGACCCGAAGTCCTCCACAGTTAGTAATTGTTACGTTCGAGCCCTGATTTGGACAGCCCGCAATGTCCAGCGTGTAGGCGTTGGTGATGGTGATGGCATTGCCAGCCGTTGCGAAGGTTGGCGGGCTTATGTTGTGGTAATAAGCCGACGTGACAGTGCCCGCTCCAGTCGTGCTGTCTGTTTGCGTGGCGGATGTCGATAGAAGCCCGACGCCCGTAGTTCCGAATGCAGCGCTGAAGCCGCCAGTGATATTCAGACTGGGCGTCTTAACGGAACCCGTACCCAGAGGAGTAAGGTTGATATCGAGATTGGTATCCGAACTCCCAGGGCCCGCTATAGGCGACAGGATCGGAGAAGATCCTGCAACGGCGTCGGTTGCGAGAAGGTAGTTCAGGCCAGAAGCAACATGACTCAAACCAAATGAGTATGAGCTGCTGTTGTTTAAAAACCTGACCGCATTGTTCTGGAACTGCATGTCAATAGATTGATCGGTGCTTGCAGTGCCCACAGAACTGATACGTCCGGCCTGTGGTGTTCCGTTGGATGAAATCCACCGAATCCCCTGCCCGTAGCCCATTTCCAGGGCTTGACCCGAATTACCCCCACCAGAGGTTCCATCGGCTCCCGTTAGCGCGAGGCGACCAAAGACTATTCCCTTGTTGAAGGTGACACTCGCCCCCACACTTTGGTTGACAAACAGGGCGTAGTTGCAATTGGCGTTAGCAGTTCCGCCGTAAGACGGGTCTCCACCGCAGGCCATGGAGAATCCGCTCGGGCCAAAGCCTGAGCCGCCGTAAGGCGTAACTGCATAGTTAGTACCTCCGGTATTCTTTAGAACGGCCTCCATGATGACGCTCTGAGCGCTTGCACTGGAGGTGCTGTGCTGGATTTCTGAATACTGCGCTCTTCCTACAGGAGAGCCTGTTCCAGCGTAGTCATTTACCATGTACGCGCCTAGAGCACCTGTAGTCTCTCCGGTAGGGGCATCGGAGGTACGCGAAGCCGCTGTGCTGCCCCACATGCCAGTGGTATTAATAGAGCCGAGTTGAGAATCCCGAAAGAGATAGGTTGCTGCCACCCAAGCCGGCAGCCCTGAATAGGTCAAAAACTGGCCGTTCCCGAGAGCAGCTGAGCCGACCATCACGCGATCGGTCAGATTCCAGATTTTGGCACCATTCGGCAGATAAAATTGCCCGGTGAGAACACCTGGGGTAACCGTCGAGAGCCCGCTGGGAAGTATGCTGAGTGCACTCGGCGCCGCCGTCGAGCCGCTGGTGTTGCCGAGGATGGTGCCGTCTGCGATCGGCGGTAATTGGTCCGTAGTGGAAGGCGTGGGACCGGAATGAATTGCTGCGCTTCCGATTACAGGAAACAGCAGAAGTATTAGCCAGCGCATATTAGATTCCAAAGCCCACGGTGAAGTAGACCGTTCCAGTGCCAGAGGCGAGAATCGCGGCCACATACGTGGCTTCTGGAGGAATGCTCAGGACTTCGACCGCTCCCACTGCAATCGGGACGCTAGTCGAGGTCGCGGCTGTAATGCTTGATCCCCCGAACGCGATGAACGCAACCGCACCGGCGTTGTTGAAAATACGCAGCGAGCGCGACGGTATTCCCGAGGGCAACGCCACACTCGCCGAACTCGTCGTCGCCGATATATTGACGGTGGATGTATTGGTGATTGCAAATGGCGCTTGCGCCCACGCGATCGGGCTTGACAACGCGAGTACGACAATCCCTGCTCTGATGAGCTTCAACATGGCTAATACTCCAGTGCAGTCAGAATGGTGAACAACGCTTCTTCGTCGTCACGTTCCATAGACACATACATGAGCGCCCGGATTTCGGCATCGATCTGTGCGGATCGATCCGGTGCACTGGCGTGATAGCCAGCGAATGAAGGAATGGTCCGCGATATCTGCGATGTCGCAATACGCTTTGTTAATTCAACCGATGGCACAGTGCTAGATCGAACAGCCGCTTTGGGCTGCGATTGCTTGCGCCGGTAGAACCCCTCCGCCATTCGCGGAGTAGTTTGGCTGTCTACAGCCGCAGCATTGCTGCCCAAGAGCAGAAGCAGCATTTACGCGACCGTGGCGCCCGCGATCCTGCCTTGACTGTCGCGTTCAACCGATATCTTGCGCGGCTTCGCTTTCTCGGCACCGTTCGCTTTAGCCGATTGCTCTTGCTGCTGCGCTGTAGCCGCACGCGCTTTCTCCCGCTCCTGATGCAGCTGTTGGTTATGCTGCAAGGCCAGATCCGAGACCTGCTTCTTGTGCTCGACCTGCTGGGCTTCCAATTTGGCGGTGAGTGTGTTGATGGCCGCTTCCTTGGCCGCCCCATCCACCACGGAGTTGGCCGCATCCTGAGTGGCCTTGAGATTCTGAGCTGCCAACAATTGCAGTGACTTCAGCTCGATCTCCTTGGCGTTCAACATCTCCATTTGGGCCTCAAGCTCCTGTTGACGGGCGGCGAACTGCGCTTCCAACGCGGCGCTCTTGGCCTGCAATCCGTCCTGCATCGCCTTTAGGTTGGCCATCTGCAGCTTCACCTCGGAGGCTTGCTGTGTCAGTTCCTGTTCGGCCTGTTGCTGCTCCTGGGTCTTCTGCTGCTGAGCCTGCGCGATATCGTTGATCTGCTTCTCTTTGGCCTGAAGCATCTGCTGCACTTGCGGCGGAATCTCCGTTCCATCAGGTAACTTCCCTGACATCGCGTCCAAAACCTTCTTCTTGGTCGCGCTCGAGAGTCCCGAAGCCTCGATCAAGGCTTGAGGCGGAATCTGGATATGGGCCTCGCCTGCAAGGCTCGTCAGGGCTTGGAAGTCCTCCTGCTGCACCGTCGCCACTTCCGGCGCCTCATCGATAATGATGTCCATTTCCATGTCGGCCATCACGTTCATCCGCGCACCGGGGACTTTCATCCCCTTTTGCACATGGGGATGGTTGTCCGGGTAGGTCGAGTTCACCGGCATGAACTTCGTCTGTTCCCCCTCCGTGATGCGGATGTACTGCTCGGAGCTCCAGAACTGCTTCATGCGGTTAAACGCCGCGGTCATTACCCGTTTCTGCCAGAAGCGGATGGAATCACCCTGGATCCCGAGCGTGATCATTCCGCCCTGTTGGTCTAGTTGTTTGGCACGACCGGACAAATCCCCGGTGGTACCCAGGAGCGCTTCATTGGGTCCGGTGGCCGAGAGAGCCAGTTGCGCTTCCTGCAGGAGCTTGAACTGCCCTTCGGCCAGGTCTGCGTTCTCGCGCACCTCGAGCTTCATGCCGGGGGTGTATTCGACGAACCCATCCGGACGAGATAGCTCTTTACGGGCCGCTTCCTTGTCCTCGACAGCCCCCTTCTCGGCCAACGCCTGGTTCACCGAGAGCAAATGCAAGGATTTGGATCGGCGCTTGTTGATCTCGTCCTGCAGGTCCTTGTAGCGCTTCACGATGCCGTAGCGATTGCCCTCCTTGTCCACATACATCGACTGCAGGATGAGGGGACACTCTTTGTTGCCCGTCTCGCTGTCGAGATAAACCGACTCCGCCGGCTCCTCGATGAATCCCGCCCGAGAGAACACGGCGCGCATCCACGTATCACCCTTTCGGTAATACTGCTCATGGATCTGCACGCGCTTACGTCCCCGATCGAACCAGCGGGGTTTGTCATCGTAGGTCGGGGAACCGGGTGCAAAGCTCTGGGCGGTGAATAAGTCGAACATCTCCGAGAGCTTCGGATACGCCGCCTTGGCCTCATCCAGGTCCATCCATTTGACAATGCCGAAATACCGGCTGTCGCTGAAATCCTTCGCCAGCGAATGTGCATCCCAATACAAGCGATCCCAGCGTATATAGCGAATTAGGACCTTCTTGTTCTGCGTCTTGGCGTAGGTCTTGTTATCGACAATGACCTCACATCCCCCACAGCCCTCAATCGCCAGGTTCTCAAAGACGCTGGACTTGATCTGCGAGAAGTGATTGCACTCGGCCACATACCGCAAGGCACTCGTGGCGGCATCCGCTCCTGCATCGTCCTCGGGAGTGCGGGGCTGGGCCTTGGGATCGGTCCTGAGCTTGCGCTCGAGGCCTAAGGTGTAATCGACCTTGTCCTTGATGCGGTTGTCGGTAATGGCCGGCTGCCCGCGCTTCTCCAAGACCGCGAGTTCCGTGGAACTCCATTGCTTGCCGTCGTAATAGTCGCGGTAGATCTCCGCTTCCCGCCGAGCGCACGCCGTCGCATCACAGCTCTGGTTGAAGTTGAAGACGAGCCTGGCGAGCGTGGGATTGTCAGTGTCGATCGCGGCCAGCGCCTCATCGGGACTGGAGGGCAGCAAGTCCTTTTTGGCTGCCTTCTTAGCTTTGGCCATTCGTCCATTCCCGCGTCTCGATTGCTTCCTGAGCAGCCCGTGAAACGATCACCGTCTTGGGACGCGCACGTGGAACATATGGCCGATCTCGCAGACGAGGCTGAATGAGGGTATCGATGCGCGCACGGGACTCCTCCTGGATCTCGTCAATCAGAGCCTCCAGGTCCAGAGCATCGAATTTCAACGCTATCCCCCACTTTGTCTTAATTGCTCACGGGCCCGCATGCGCTCATCCCCCACTTGGGCTGTGCATTTCTTCTGGATCCAGGATGTAGCCCGTTGCCTGCCCGGTCGAATGAGGTCGCATAAAGAACCCCACGATTCGTGCTTTATGAATGGCGCGCTCACGAATGGCCGAGGGCGTGCTGTCGTCCTGAATGAATGCCTCCGGGTAGAACATCTGCACTTGGCTTTTCCACTGTTCGCGATCGACCGGCACCATTTGTGGCGCTTTTACGCGGTTTTCCATGCGGATGTCTCGTGATCCTCGAAGAGTTTGGCGTAGCTATCAGTCGGCTGCTGAGTGGACTTGGCATCCCCACTCATCCAGGGGCGTGACATACAGGCGTAGCGCGTTTCATCCCCGGCATGGTCTTCCGTATCCGTATCCACATCCTCAGCGCGCTTTGAATCGTGCTGTAGCATGGGAATCGTGCGAATCGTGTGAGTGCAGGTCTTGAAGAAGTACAGCATGGGCTTACCGTCCTGCCCGAGGAGCCGAGCCCGCAACTGATCCCATCCGCCCATCGCTCCACGTTCAGGAACACGCTTATTGTCCGCCGGCCGCCAGATCGTGGGAGCCATGCGTAAAGCGATGCTGGGTCCACCATTGACCGCGAACGTCGAAGGGTCGATCACTCCGTAGGCAATTCGATCGCCCTTTTCACGAGCGCGTATGCCCTCTCCCAACTGTTCTGCGGTCAGCTTCAGACCGACGTTCGGCTGCCCATCCTTCATCCCATACCACTCGCGATACTTGATCAACGCGCCACGAGGGAACTGAGCTAGCTCACCGTCACTGACGGCGTACCAGCCCACGCTGAAGGGCTCGGCTGCGCCCCAATCCATCGCCCGAAACCGAGTCCAGTGAGTCGGCAGGGGAAGAGGTTCAATAACGTGCTTGTCGGGGTTGAACTCGGGGAAAAAAGCACCCTCGATGACGGACCAGTCGCCCTCCTTAATTGCACGGATGAAATTCGGCGACCCCGCCCCCTCCAAGCGATTCTCATATCCCGGGTCGTTGGCCATCCCGATCTTGTTGTCTTGCAGACGCGCCTTGATGAATAGGCGCTTCATCCCGGATCCGTCCTCCGGCACGAATATATGCCCACCTAACGGATACTCGTCGATCTTCCAATAGGCCCGCACGTTGTGGTGGCCCGGCCCACCGGGGTTCGCTGAGGCCCGTATGCGCTTGTTCGGAATGTTCGCCGAGGCACTACGCAGGCGAGCTTTCATGCGCAGGTAGGGCGTCATGCTCGACCACAGTGCGATTTCATCCCATCCAATCCACGTGTAAGCGTGGCCCCAGTACTCCATCCAGTCGTCGTCCGACTCCATGAAGCGCATCTTCAGAGTCGCACCATTCGGCCAGGTCCAAGTCTTGGTCTGATTGCTCCAATTCACCCCCGGGAACCAGGGTGGATAAATCTCCTTGGAACGCGCTATGAGGTCCTCGAGCTGTGGGTAGTTCTTCCTGAACAGAATTCCGTGCCAGTGCTTGCCGTACTCCCTCGGCACATCCTGCGCAAAGTCGCCCAGCAAAAAGTCGCTCTTGCCGCCGAATACCGCGCCGCCGTATAGCAATTCATCAACCGTGTCCCGCTGAATGGCCGTTAACTGCGGACCCGGCTGGGCTCGCCAGGGAATCACTGTCGCGCGCTTCGACGGGGATGGGCTGGGCAGCATAGGTACCTAGCGCGCCATCGACATGCGCATCGACACTCGACAGCTTGGGTTTCTCATAGCCAATGGCTTTTCCAGCCGCGTCAATTCGCAACACGAGCGGCTGACTGGCATCCTTGTAAACGGACATCAGCATGGCGTGCGCATCCCCATCGAAAGCAGTCGGCCCCAGCACTTGGGCGATCTGCTCGTGCGCCTGCTCTACAGCAGCTTCACGCTCGACAGTGATGCGGTTGGGTGTGCCCTTCCTGCGGCCACCGGTCTTACGGCCTTTCATCTACTGAGGTCTACTTTAGAGGCCCTGCAGATTAATTAGATCGTAGAACTGTGCCCCGGTGAATGCGCCCTCGGGTGGATCTGCATTCGCTTTGAAGGTCACGACCTTGCGCTCTACGACGTTGCTGCGATTGATAATGGTGTTCAGGGTGGCATCGATTTGAACTTCGACCACAGCGGCAGGAGTGATTGTCTGCCAGTCCAATATCGCGGTCTGGGTGGTCTCGCAGTCCACACGGTATTGCAGGGAGCTGGCAATCTGCGGATCCTCGTTCTTGTCGTAGAACTTCGCCTTCACGAAACAGCGGCTGCCCTCGTTTAACGTCGGAACCATTCTCGATGCCTCCAGCGCCAGTTAAGCCAGATCCGCCATATCCGAGGCAGGCGAAAGCTACGGCTGTATCGCCGGCCATTCCAAGTCCACGCGATACCCAAGCGCTGACCGAAATCCATTAATCCGATGCGCACTAGCCTCTCCGGAAGAACGTGCGGATCTCATCGGCGCTGAAGCTCAAGCGCATCTGGGTGGCCAAGGTCGGGATGGCGAACTGACCAGTCCCGACAAAATCAGTCTCCAAGGCAAAGATAA